TCCGCAAAAGAAGGATTTCCCGCAACACCTAGGGGGGTATATTTGTCACGCAGACACAGATGCAACAGATGCACAAGTAAAGCTCAATGCCCTCATTGCAATTGCGTCCTTTGGCTAAAATGCTCTATGGCGACAGAAGAATGCCCTTTAGGATATTGGCCAAAATTCAATGATGAATCACCCGAAGAATATGATAAAAAAGTTTCTAAAAAAGAAATTGAAAATTTAGAATAGTATGATTTGATATTATAAATAAAATAAAACTAATAATGATAATAATAAGAAATAAAACAAAAGACCCATTTGCGAGAATTCCACTTTTGTTACTAAGTGATTCGCAATTAAAATGGAAAGAAAAAGGTTTACTATGTTACTTACTAAGCAAGCCAATTGGATGGAAGCTGCAAATCAATGATTTAGTAAATCGCTCCCAAGATGGCAAGGATTCCGTTTATGCTAGTTTGAACTCATTAATAAAGCATGGATATTGCTTACGTACTGAAACAAGGGACGATTCTGGGAAAATATTCGGTACAGAGTATGCGATAGCAGACAACCCATGCTTCCTTGACCCATCCCAAGCAGAACTAGAAATGTCATTTGAATATCCGCTTGCGGGAAATCCCGATACGGAAAAGCAGACTATTAGTAATAAAGAATATAGTAAGAAGGAAAGTAGTATAATTAATAAATTAAAAACTAAGACAAAAACTAAAGAGGATTTCCCTTGGGCGCAAGTTATGGCAATATTTAAGGAGAAGAGACCGCAAAAAAAATATAGGACTAATCCTAGGGGAGTTACAGATAGGAACTTAAAGTCATTTTGGCGAAGGAATGGAAAATCGGTTTCAGTATTTAATTTGCTCTGTGATAACATAGTGAAATCAAGCTACCTTATGGGTATAGGAGCATATGAAGGAAAGTTTCCAGTTCCAGACCCCACGTGGTCTTGGGTTTTTTCAAAAAGCAATTCAGGTGAATGGAAGTGCGACAAGATATTAAGGGGTGACTACTCTGATGAAAAAATGTCTTTTATCGTGGATGCAGACACAATAGTTAGTGCGGTAGTTATAGGAAAAGGGACACTAGATATAAATACGGCAGAAAAATTATCGAACGGAGGATTGAGGTACGAAAAAGTAGGAACGGATGAGTATACAGGAATTGATAAATATATAGATAAAAAATAATGAATGCACAGGAATTAAAAAAAGAGTTAGCAAGTAATGCAATATCGGTATGTCAGCATTTATTTCCAAACGGAATAAATAAAGGTAATGAGTGGCTAGTAGGCTCACTAGATGGAGAGAGCGGAAGAACATTACAAATTTGTATAAAAGGAAGTAAAGCGGGAGTATGGGCTGATTTTAACGCAGGATGTAAGGGTAACAATTTACTAGAGCTTTGGATTCAGAAAACAGGAGACACGTTTCTTAAGTCATTTGAAGATGCAAAAAGCTTTCTAGGTATAAAAGAAGATAGCGGAATAGCGCCCCCAATAGCTAAAAAAGAGTACTCAAAACCAAAAGAGCCGTCAGGAACATTATCTGATAAAGCTTTGCAATATTTTGAGGGAAGAAAAGTTAGTAGGGATATAGTAAATATATATAAAATTTCATCTATGCCTAATGATGACATAGTTTTTCCTTATTATTCAGAAAAAGGAGAGCTAGAGATGGTTAAGTATATAGGAATCGATAGAGAAAATGGAAAAAAGAAAGTTCGTGCTTCCGCAAACTCAAAGAAAACTTTATTTGGTAAGCATACAATAAATGACAACGATAGCTTTATTATTATAACTGAAGGCGAGGTTGATGCTATGTCATATGCAATTTGTGGATACCCGTCTCTCTCTGTCCCATTTGGGGCAAAGTGGGAGAGTGAAACTGGTACAGACCCAAATTCAGAATGGATTAGTAATGATTGGGACTTCTTGGAACGTTTTGAGAAAATATACATATCGATGGACATGGATGAAGCGGGTCAAAAAGCTTTAAAGTCTATATCCAAAAGGCTTGGAATAGAAAGATGCCTAGCAGTAAAATTGCCAAAAAATGATGCAAATGAAGTATTAGTTGAAAAGGGAATGCCTGCATTACACGAGGCATTTAATGCTGCAAGTTATATAGATAATGAAAAATTAAAAAATGTATCAGAATTCAAGGACAGAATGCATGAAAAGTTTTTTGGGAATGAAGAGGTAACGTTAGGTATTCCACTACCTTGGAATATTCCGTTTCATTGGAGAATGAATGAGCTTACAGTACTTACTGGATTTAATGGAAGTGGCAAAAGTATGTTTTTAAATTGGCTATGTGTTAATTTATGCCAAATGGGCAAATCCACATGCATAGCTTCTCTAGAGATTAGACCCGATGAAACGCTAAGAGCACTAGTAAGGCAATCAGTCGGAGCTGACTGCCCTAAAGATGAGACTCACTTAGATGAATCATTAAAGTGGCTAAGTGATGGATTTTGGTTCTTTGACCACCACGGAGGGGTAAAGGTAGAGGAAATGCTTCAAGCCTTTATATATGCCCACAGGAGGCACAATGTGCAGTTTTTTATTATAGATAGCTTAATGAAATGCGGTTTAAGATTCGATGACTATAATGCTCAAAAGAAAACAATGGATTTACTCACGCAGTTTGTTGATAAATATGATGTTCATGTTTTTCTAGTCGCCCACTCAAAGAAAAAAGATAATGAGCAAGAGAGGGCAGGCAAGATGGATGTAAAAGGTATTAGTGAGATAACAGACAACGCACACAATGTTTTATCTATTTGGAGAAATAAACATAAGGAAGAAACTATAAATACATTAAGGCAAAGCCAAAATCCTCAAGATAGAATTAAGGAAGTCGAAGTATCGAAATCTGTACATGATGCAGTTTTTAGTGTAGAAAAGCAAAGGGGAGCAAAAGGCGAAGAGCCAAAACTTAAATTATTTTACAATATAAACACTAGACAATACCATACAGAGCATGGGCAGAAAGAAACATTTGTAGAAAGTATAATAACAACAACACATCCACCAAAAATAGAAACATATCAAGAAATAGAGGAGGATATTTATTAATGAAAACGGAAGAAATTTTAAAGTTGCTAGATAATTTAATTAAAGGGCTATGTAGGCACAAAGAAAAAGTAAAGATAGGCATTGCTGAACTTCAACATAGCGTATCATTTTCAATAAGTGTTGACGCACAAGACCAAGCAAAAATTATAGGCGGCAGAGGTTGCAACATAAAAGCAATAAAGCATTTATTTGAGCAAGCTTCTGCTTTAGACCCAGTCGATTATAAACTGAAAAAAATTAGGGTTTTCTTAGAAAACTCAGAAGGCTTAAGTCACTCAACTCCAGAAAAATTTGAAAAAAACCCAAACTGGGATTCTTCTCCATACAGAGATATAGCTGAAGATTTATTAGCTCTAAGTTTTGATGGAAAAGTAAGTTCAACTGACTTAGGTGCAATTTCGGTGTTTGAATGCGAAGTGTTTGAAGAAATTGACGAAGAAAGCAAAGATTCAATTGCACAGTTAATATCAGCTATAGGAAAATGCAACGGAGGCACAATTGAAGTCTCATTTGTCTGAAGATGATTTAAAAGAGCTTAGGAATAATGTAGTAGCTGAATCAGCAACGAGGTATATATTCCAGTCGTTAAGTCAAAAAGGATGTGCCCATGTCGTAGATTTATTGGAAAATGATTTAAATGGGGAATGCAGTTGCCAGCACTATCAATACAGGATTACACCTATGATAAAGCAAGGAATTATAAATCCTGAATCCGAAAAAGCGCGTTGCAAGCACATAAGAATTGCTAGACAATTATTCTATGAAATTGCAATCAAAGTAGTGTCAGAAAAGATATAAATGAAACGTAAGCCATTAAAAAGAAAGACCCCAATGAAGCGGAGTCAAAAACCAATGAAGAGGACACCCTTAAAACGGCAAAGTTCAAGCAAGTCTGCTAAGGAAAAAAGACAAAGTTATGCTACTGCCAAAAAACAATATATGCATGATAGAGGATGCAAAAAACACCATTGCGAAAGATGCGAAGGGTTGTACGGCATAGAATACCTAGATTTGCATCATAAATCAGGCAGAAAAGGTTCCTCCCTAAATGAAAATGGAATTATGGAAAGAAATCTAACCAACAAAGCAACATTTATGGCAGTATGCAGAACTTGCCATGACTGGATTCATAAAAATCCAATTGAGAGCAGAGAGAAAGGATGGTTAATATGAAAGAATTATTAATAGCTGTTCCATCCCTTGGCAGGCCCTACCAAATAGAAAAAAACACAGGGTTTTGGCTTAAGGAATTAAAAAACTTTGACTATAAAATATTTATAGAACCAAGAGAAAGGATTTACTACAAGCAAACATGCAATCAAAAACACTTAATATCTACCGAAAATGATATTGGTCTAAAAGGGCAAATATACAACATAAGAGATTACGCTAGAGACAAAGGATATAAGTACATCATGAAATGTGATGATGATATGTGGTTTCTAAAAAAAGGCGTAGGCAAAAAAAGATGCGTTGAAACTATCGAGCATGCATTAGCAGAAATAACCCATGAGATGGAAAATGACAGCTCCATTGGCGGAGTAACAATAACAAAGGCAGCTGGATATTTAAGAAATCCAGCAAAATCTTTATGGCTGTATAAAAAAAATAAACCTTTTTATTCAAATAGCATCTCAAGAACAGAGTTATTCAATGTCCCTGAAGAGGCAGATATATTTGTGGATTTATCTTTAGCATTAGAATGCGTCACTAAAGGTTTTTCTACAAAAACATATGGCAGGGCATATGAATCATGTATAACATTTAAAAATAAAGGTGGATTTCAATCAACCGATAGGGATGCATTATCAAGAGAAGTATTTAAAAAGTTAAAAAAAGTTTACCCCGAAATTAAGGAAAGGCCCGAAACCAAAAACCCGTGCTTCGACATTGATGTTTCTGCATATTTCTAATGTTTAAAAAGAATACAGGAAAAGCGTTGGAAAACTTAATAGAAAAACAATCTGAGTTTTTTCACGCAAAAGGATTATTGTATCTTCAAAAAGTAGACCCTCCAACTAGAACAATTAATACAAGGAGTGGGAAATTAACAACATTATTACCGAACCCTTTTCCTGACTTTATTGGTTGCTTACCAAGCGGTCAAATGGTCTGCATAGAGGCAAAATCAAACCAGCACAAAAGCCTACCTTTTGGCAAACAAGGAATCAGGCAAAAACAATTAGATGATTTAATTAAATGGAAATCAGCAGGAGCTAAAGTAGGGGTAATTTGGCAAAACTTAAGTGGGTATTATTGGGTAACGCTTGAATGCATTAGGAAAAGTGTTGCTAATGACAGAAAAAGTGTTCCTATTGAATTTGCAGAAAAAATAAACGAAGAAAAAGGATATATCCTTAATTTTTTGAAATACTTATAAAAATGGAACAATCAAATATAAATAAAAAATTAGAAGTTCATGAAATAGATATAACCTCAGTAACTCCAGCAGAGTATAATCCTAGAACTTTATCTCAAAAGAAATTTGAAGACATAAAAGATTCTCTGACAAGATTTGGTTTTGTTGACCCAGTTATAGTTAATAAATCGAAAGAAAGGGAAAACATTATTGTAGGAGGGCATCAGCGAGTAAAGGTAGCAAGAGAAATGGGCTACAAGTCTGTGCCAGCAGTATTCGTAGATTTAAATTTAGAAGAAGAAAAAGAATTAAACGTTAGGTTAAATAAAAACCAAGGAGAATGGGATTTCTCAATACTTAAACAAACATTCAACTCGGAAAATTTAGTAGATTGGGGTTTTGCTGAACAAGAGTTGTCATCTCAATTTAAAGAAATTGATAAAATAGAAGAAAAAGCATTAGAAGAAGAAGCGGAGTTAAATGAAAAAAAATATCCCATAATCCCTAAGTACAATGAAAAGTACACAACTTTTTTAATATTTTGTAATAATGAACTAGATGTTCATTGGATGAAAAATTTTCTTGGATTAACTGAAACTCATCAAGATTACAAAAGCAATGCAGTATCTCCCTCGCATTGCATAACGGCTGAAAGGTTTCAAGAAATAATACTTAATAATTCGGAAGCTCCTGCTGATGAATGAAATAGTAAAAGTTGTTAGCCCTAGTATGGGCAGAGCAAGGAGTACAAAGACTCAAAACATAATAGATAATGTAGCTTTTGTAGTGCCAAATAGAGAAGCTGATGAATATAAAGAATCATTACCAAATAATGAAATAATTGGATGCCCCGATAGTATTAAGGGAATAGTAGCAACTAGGCAATGGATGCTTGAAAAATGGTCGAATATATTTATGGCAGATGATGATATATATGTAGTGAGAAGACAATTTGAAGTGACACAAAAAGTTGAAACTAACGTAACAGACCCAAGTTTTGCATGGCAGTTAATTCAAGATTTAGCATCAATTACAAAGCAAATGGGAGGTTTCCACTTTGGGTTTTCAAATGCAAGAGAGCCAGTTCAGTTTGAGGCTGGCAAGCCAATCGTTCATACAAAATACATAAATAATAGTTTTATGGGATTTTTAGAAGGTCACAATTTGAAATATGACTTAACCTTCGATGAGGCGGAAGATTATTACATATGTTGCATGAATATTTACAAAAATAGATTTTCAGTAATTGACCAAAGGTATGTATTCAAGACATATCAAAATTTCACCGCAGATGGAGGCTGCTCGCTTTATAGAACCCAAGAGTCAATGGTAAGGAATACTGAAAGACTACGTGCTTTATTTGGAGCTGAGATAGTTAAGGATAAAGTCATGAGTAAATTGAAAAAATCAATAAACAAGGGAGAGCGAACCCTAATATTTCCATTCTAATGAATGATGGCATAGAATTAAAAAAATATGCTGAAATGCTAGATAAAACATACGATTTGCTTAACTTGGCAAAAAGTAACAAAAACTTTGAAAATGAAATAGCGGCTAAGATTTTAGAATATAAAATTATGTTAATTAAATCTTTAATCAAAAAAAAGATAAAATTAAGATTTATGAAAGGAAATCGCACTCGCATAAATTCCTAGAATGTTTATATTAATAAAATGCAGAGAAATGGTTCTTCAGTTTTTTTTATACCTTATTCCACATGGTATCCTATATGTGGATTAAAGTTTTTATTAAGGAAGCACATATCAAGTTTTGAAGCATACACGGAGCAGGAAGCTTCATGGAAAGCAAAAAAACAAATCAAAAATAAAAACAAATGGATGAGAATAGAATTTGGAAAACCAATAATTGATATTGAATTTCTTGCTATAGTGTCCAAACTGAAAATAAGGAAAAAATTATGCCAATAAAAGATTATATACCATTTCTAAAAAGCTCAAAGCAAGAAAACCCGCTGCCAAAATTTTCAGAATTTGATAAAAATGAAAAAGATTATCGGTTCATTGAGCGAATTACAAATTTCAAACTTAGTGAATTAGCAGATTACGAATCATACTTAAAAGGAGCGACAGAAAAAGTATGGGCAAGCTTCAAAGCATGCGATATAACTTCAAATACGATATTACAAACTCAATACGAAGTAGCATCTGAAGGAGGAACTGTCGTAAATAATACAGATTTGAACAATTTATTAGCGGAGCCTAATCCTCATGACACTTTTGAAGAACTCTTATATTTAACATGCTTTCATTTAAAAGCTGTTGGTAATGCGTATTGGTTAAAAGACAGAATAGATAGTGCTGGAAGACCATCGGCTTTATATCCGCTCCTCCCGCAGTATGTTAACATAGAAACGGACGAATCTACAAAAATTAAAAGTTACGAATATAAAATAAATGGAAAAATTATAGACCTAGACCCATCTGAAATTATACATTTTAAAAGACCTCACCCGAATGAGTCTGTTTTTGGTCTTGGTGATATAGAAGCATCACAACCATTATTTAATACATTTATAAATAATGACAACTATTCACAAAATTTTTATAAAAATGGAGCATTTCCTTCAGGGGTTTTAGTAAGAGATGAATATGACGGGGATGAAGTTGACTGGCAAAGAATGAAAAGAAAATGGGCTTCAGAGTATACTGGTCAAGGCTCACAAGGCAGAACTGCATGGCTGAACGGAAAATGGAGCTACATACAACTAGGACTTTCTAATAAAGATTTACAAACTATTGAGCAGTCGGAGTTAAATACAGAGCAAATATTTTTAGCGCATGGGGTTCCTTTATCGGTGGCTGGAATAAAAGAATCTTCAAATTATGCAACGGCAAGACAGGAATACATAAATTTCAGAAGACATACTGTTCTACCAATGGTGCAATTAATATTCAGCAGAATTAATCACCCTACTGGCTTCATAAAAGCTTTTAATAAAAATTGGAAATTAAGTTATAAGCTTTCAGGCTTAATTGATGTAGAGCAAGCAGCTAAAGATTATGAGCTTTTAGTTAAGTATGGCGCGATGACATTAAACGAGTATAGGACTGCTTGTGGATTAGATGAAAGTTCTGATGAAAATCATTCAAGATATTACACAGAAAGTACAAGAGTTCCTCTAGAAATTGCAGGAGCAGAATCTATTTTGATGTCCGAAAGATTTAGGCTTCCTAGTGACCAAGAACTTGACAATGAGTTGCAGGATAACGAAATCCAACTCCCAGACGACCCAGAATTAAAAGAAGACAGAGAGGAAGAAAAAATCGGACAGCATCCTGATAGCATACACCTTAAGACAGATAAGGTTTTAATAATAAATCCGACTAAAGAAGTGTATGACGGCTATCCAAGGACAGCTAAATTAAACGCTAGGAAATCAGTAGGTTTTAGAAATTCAGGATTTTCTGGAGGCACACTAAAAATGTGGGCTATAGCGACAAGAATGTCTAAAGGCGAAAAATTATCACTTGAGCAAGTTCAGTTAGTAGCTTCAAAAATAGGATTGATAAAAGAAAAAAATAAATCCTATGGTGAGTCAAAATATGCAGTTCATCTAGATGCGTTTGGTGGAGCTAGTGGAATGAAATGGGCAAAAGATTTGTTAGATGGGATTACAAATAAATCTATAGACTGGGAAAAAGTTAAAGAGGAGGAATATTTTAGGGATGCAGACATAGAAGACTTGGAATCCTGAAAAATAAATTCAACTTGACATGAAATGAATGTAGATTTCAAAAATCTTTCATGGATGATGACGACTTCGTCAATAATGCATTTAAAAAAACCTCAAAGCCTAAAAGGAGGAGTGAATCTTTTGCTGAACTTAAAAAAGCAGTAGATGAAGGTTATGAGAGGTTTTGGTCAAAACCACATAGAATAAAATTACGCCCTCAAGTCATACCTTTTGGATATTTAGATTTTTCAGGAGACGGAGAAGATGAAAAACGTGACTCTAGTGACTTGACTTAAATTGTAAATAAATAAACAATTATAAACAGCTATGAATATCGTAAAAACTTTACAAGTAACTTTTGATGAACAAAACCCTGACTTACGTCATTCTAAATTTACGACACCTTCCCTTGGGTGGGTAGATGGAATTAGGAAGAAATTTCCTGAAATATGGGAATCAGGGGACAATGGAACTTCAGATGATGCTTTTTATACATGGAAAGATTACGAAAGCGGTGTGCGCTCAGAGGCTACTGATAAATGGCTAGTAATGCGCGAGAAATGGGCTGAATCACACAAGGAAGACGGTACCAATCTAATCGATTCTGATACCTGCCCAACTCTAGCAAAGCAAATGGTCAATATGATTAAGTGGGGAGTAGTAGGAAATATTGGACTTGATAATATTATATCAGTCATAAGCGATTTAATAGACGGGAAAGTACATGCAAAAAATATCAATTTTGAAAAAATGCATGGAGATTATCCTGAAACAGCAGCCGATAATGCAAAAAAAGCATTAGCTTGGAAAGACGAACATTCAGATAGAAACAAAGAGTCTATTTGGGCATTAGCCGAGAAATATGTAAGTGGTCAAAAATTTACAGAATTTGAGCTTAGAAGTATTGCAAGATTTGAATCTCAAAAAGAACATGCAGGCAAGAAGTACAAATCAATTGAGCCAGTACTTTATGATGCCGTTGGAGGAACAAATGGAATAATTTGGGCAAAAAGAATCATACAAGGAATAGATTCGTCTAAAAAAAAAATTTACAACCAACGCTATAAAGCAGCGGCAGACGCTCTAAAAAGTGAGCATGATGTAAAGCATATTAGGAATGTCGAAGAAACAGCCGATTCTTATATTATAGAATTTGGTAAATCTGATGACGACATAATGAGTGAAGAAGAAGATTACGTAGAGTCAGAAAAAGTAGATTCCGTACCATCATATCTTAAATTAAATGCAAAACGTGGATTAAGCCTCCTTGAGCATGCTGGAGGAGGACTTACCGAGGGTACTAAAAGAGAAGCGAGAGCAATGGTTGAAGGAAGTGTATCTGACGGTAAAGTTGTTCGTATGAGTGCTTGGTTTTTAAGGCATAAGGATGATTTAAGCTCATCTGATGCAAGTGCATATTTGCGCGGAGATAGTGACAAACCAACCGCTGGTCAAGTAGCATGGTTATTATGGGGTGGAGATTTATCAGCCTCTAATCGAATGCGCGCACAAAAATGGGCAGAGTCTAAAGCAGACAAAATAAGGGGTGAAGAATCTGAAAGCAGTTACCACGATGAAGAAGAAGAAAAAGGCAACTATGAAGAAGAAGAACGCTCCGTTGTTTCTTTTAATGTTAAAGGGAAAAAATATTTTGCTAAATTATTAGAACAAGGTCAGTCAACTGATGAAGTGGAGCTATTATATAAAAGCGAAGATGGAAACCTCTTTAATACAGGAACAAAAATTTCCTTACCTGAAGAAGATTTTGTTTCTGAAGAAATAGATGCCCCTAATAGAGTTGCGAAAAATTGGTCAACGCAGGCTCCGATAACGGAGACTAAATCGTTTGAAAGTATTAAAGACGAAAATGGTATTGTATTGGATTATAAAGACGTAACCTTTAAAGGCTATGCATCAACGAATGAATCCATAACAAAAGGAGACAGAATCGGAGATTACTTGAAAAGGGGAGCATTTAAGAAAACTATAAATAATTTTATGCAAAACCCAGTAATGTTAATTGACCATCAAAATAGCGTTAGGGAAATCGCAGGAACTTACACAAAAATCTACGAAGATAAAAATGGATTAATGGTGGAAGGTAAAATTTCTAATTCGCCAGAATTAAAAAACATAAGATTTTTAATTGCAGAAGGTCACTTAAAGACATTAAGCATAGGAGGAATGTTTTTATACGGAGAAGATGGCAAGTCAATAGATGAAGTAAATTTGTATGAAATTTCCTTGGTTGCTATACCAATGAATCCAGACGCTTTATTCAGCGTTAGGAATGTAGATGAAGAATTCTTTTTTAAAAAAATATAAAAATAGTTGACGCATATTGTTAAAACAGAAGATATTCGCAAAATACTTTATATTTCATAACGTAAACAACTAACAAAAATTATTATGAACGAGAAACAGAAGCAAAGATTCTGGGAACTCAAGGGAAAAAAATCCCTTACCGCTTCACAGCGTGAAGAATTGGTTCAACTTGAGGAAAAAGCGCTAAAAGCAGGCTTAGACCTTGAGAACCTTGAACCTGTATCTTCTGATTCCCAATTAACTGAAAACGAACTAGCTGACATTGTTAAGTCTGCCGTAGAAGACCAAGTATTTGGTTTACGTGAGGAGATTCTTGACGAAGTAAAGAAAGCTGGAGGAACTGAAGAGGTTGAAGAGATTGTAAAAAAATACGCTAACAATGTTGACCAAGAAGAACTTCTTGAAAAACTAGGCGAAAAAGTTGCAGGCAATTCAATTAATCAAGATTCTTTAGTAGAGGCTTTCAAGGCAGCAGTTTCTGAATTTAAAACCGACTCAAAAATGGTACATGCAGAAAAATCTGGTGATATTCCTTTGATTGAAATGCCTTATGGTAATTCCAAGGAATCTCTAACTGTTGCTCAAAAGCAACTTCACAACCTTCTAATGAAGAAGAATATCAATCAAGATATTCCTGATTCAAGCTTGAAGATTGCTACTGAAAGAGGAAAAGCTCGTCTTTCTCGCATTGAGCAAGTAGGAAAAGCACTTACTACTGGAGGTTCTGGTTCAGGGCAGGAGCTTTCTTCTGTAAATGTTGACCTTGCAAGTCAGTTGCAAGAAAAACTTTATGCTGAATCTGCATTGGCTAGTCGTTTGATTTCTTCGGAAATTAACATGCCTACCAATCCATTCAAGCTTCCAGTTGTTACTTCTCGTCCTGAGTTTAAGCTTCAAAATGAAGCAAGCTCAAGCTTACCCGCAGCTAATGCTCCTCAAAACATTGCGACTTCTAATGTCACTCTTGACACTTTTAAGCTTGTCGGAATTTCCGAGTATAGTTACGAAGTTGATGAGGATAGCATTCTTGCAATTCTTCCAATCATAACCAATCAGCTTGCCTCTGGCGCCGCAGATTCTTTTGAGAATGCAGTAATCAATGGTGACACAGACGCAACTCACCGTGACGCAGACACAGCTGCCGACCCTGCGAATGTTTCAGCTAAAGCTGTAAATGGAATTCGTAGATATTCAGCAGGTGATGAAGTGACTAATGGTGGTGCAGCATTTGATTCTGATGCAGTTGGAAAAATGCGCGCTAAAATGGGAGCATATGGATTGAATCCTCGTGACCTTGCATTGATTGTATCCATTAAGGACTACAATGCATTGCTCGTACAGGACGAAATTTCTCGTGCTGACAGCTTTGGTGGTGGTTACACATTCGGAAGTGGTACACTCTCTCAAATCTTCGGAATTGACGTTGTTCCTTCCGCAAGAATGCGTACCGACCTTACTGCTGGTGGTGTCAATGCAGCCGCTGCTTCGACATTAGGAGCTGCCGCACTTATTCATGTTCCTTCTTGGTTCGTTGGAGTAAAGCGTGGATTCACAGTGGAAACCGACCAAGACAAGGTTGCACAAGTCAACCAAGTCATTGCATCGTTCCGCAGAGACTTTAAGCCAGTTTTTGCTCCATCCTCTGCTAATGGATTCCATTCAGTTACGATGAAGAACATTCTATAAGATTGGTTTTATCATTTAAAAAAGAGCGTGGTCTTGACAATTAAGACCACGCTCTTTTTATATATAGATATATGAGACTTATAAAAAATAAAAAAGAAGGTGATAATCTTTTTGAAATTACAGAGATTCAATGGATAAAGCAGAGGAAGCATAATAAAAAAAACTTAATACAATATTGTGACCTACCTGAAGTTAAGAATTTAAAACCTTTTACGAAATATAAAAAATTACATTTAATTAATTGGGAAACCGATGAAATTGACATGCGATTAGTTTGTAAGCCTAAACAAGCTCTATGGAAAATCACGCAAGAATTAATTATTCAGAGTGAAATTCAAGACAATAAGAATTGGAAAAACAAAAGAAAAAACAACTTGGTTGCATATATTTTAGAACTTGCATACAATTTAGGTTTATTAAACTCACATTCAAATTTAGCTAAAAATGAAAATTCCAGAAAGAATAAGCAAGAAAAGAGCAAGGATGTTAATCCAGACGGAGATAAAACTGCCCGAAAGAAAAAAGAAACTCCTGAGCCTACTAAATCAAATAGAAGGCGGAGAGTCACTAGACGTAGCGAAACAACTCAAAAAACTAGTGCAGGAGAATAAGCCTACTGCACAATCAAACCCATTTGATGGGAAAATGACTAAAAAAGTTGACCCTAGTCAAATTAATATTGCGTAAGTATGGCGCTTTACCATCCATATTGCTTGGAGTCTGATGTAACTGGACATACCAAAAATTCAGACATTCCAACGTCAACAATTGAGAACTCAATTAATATGGCTTCTCGCATTGTGGAAGAGTATACAAAGAGATTATTCCATTATTATGATTTCAGTAGTACTGCATATAAGGCTCCAAATTTAGATTTTATAGACGGTAAATATATATATCTACCATTTCCTGTAATCAGTTTATCTGAAGTAAAGTGCGATGGAGATGTAATTCCAATTTCAAATGTATCTTTTGCGGAAAAGCCATCTAATTATCAAACAAGAAGTGTTATAGAAATTACACAAACTGTAACTTACGATTTTTTATCACAGGCATCGGAGACAAAAGTAGTAAATGCTGAAATAAAAGGAATATTCGGTTTTCAAGCATTATCAGATTCAGCAGTACCAGATGATATTGCATTTCCAGCAGGAATCAGAAGAGCATGCCTCTTGGCTGCGGCTACATTTACAGAGTTTAATAGAAAAGAACAAGTAACACTTGATGGAGATAGAACAAGTATTGCAGAATATAAAATTCCTGACGAAGCAAAACACATTTTAAATTTTCATAAAAGGAAAGTGATAGTTTAATGCCTTCAGGCACAATATTAACTCCTACCCATGCTCTCACTATGAAGATGCTTGGAGTTGCAAAAAAAAATGCACCTGAAAGGATTAAATTTGCATCAAAGGTAGCATGTACCGCCGCTAGAAATGAACTTCGCTCTAAAACCAAGAAAAGATACTCAGGAACTCTTAGGGAGTCATATGCTGTAAGATTATCTAAAACTGGAGGAACCGAACATTATGAAGTGTATACAAGCGAAGTTAGGCAATCTAAAATTTCAAATAGGAAAAAATTCAGGCTATACGACTTAGGTCGTAAGGGAATAAAAGCCAAAGGTAAGAAAAAGCTTTATATTCCCATGAATCAAAAAGGATATGATGCTTATACAAGAGGAAGTATAGCGGGATTAAAATCAATGAAAAGGGGAATTGATTATGTTTGGGCAAAGGCAGTAAAGCCAGCAAAAGGAAGAAAGATTTTACAATTTGGACAGCGAGTAGGAGTACGTAGGTTTAAAGAAAGAATAAATTTTGTTTTAGGTAAACAATTATTAAGAACAAGATGAGTAAACCGCATATAGCAGACGCATTAAACGAAATTATTACCCGAATAAAGCGGGAATTGGGAGCAGGGGGAAAGCTAGAAGGTTGTGCATTCAACAGAAGACCAACAACAGACTCAGAAGGTGAAGACCAGTTGCCAAACATAAGGTTTACTGGGTATTCTGATGAAGAAGAAAATTTTGCTGGAGCAAAAGCAATGACAAACCTTTCAAACAGCGTAGTAAGAAGTACTCAAAACTTAACATTTTCATTAGCATTTAGGGCGGAAAATGGCCCATTTAGTCAAGATGGCAAGACGCAACTTGGATTATTAGACTGGATTTCTAGATTTAAAGATAGCATAGAGTTAGATAGTAATTCATGCCAAGATTTAACATTAAATTCATCTTGCGTAGAGCCAATGCTTACATCTGTATCAAGTACTGAAGTCAATGAAATTAGTTGGATTATTGAATTCCAAGTAATGATTTACCCAATTCCGTACATAAGGGGAACAAGAAGCTTGCCTAAATAGGTAATGAATTTTTTAATAAGAGTTGACACGAATAGTTTTTAACAGACAACATTAACACATAATTTATTTTTATCATGGCTACTACAAAAGATATTGGATTAGATGACATATTTACAGGCGCGACTGCTAGTGCAGGTGGTGACATTACCGTGCCGCTTACTGCGTTATCTGGAGACGGAGGATTAACTGCAGCAGAAGTTACTGCTGATGACGGCAGAAAAATTGGTTTTGCTCTCATACAAACAATGGCTAAAAATTTGCTAGATATTGCAGCAACTTTTGATGCAATTAATAGTTCCGCAACTGATTGGGTTTCAGGAATCGAAGTTTCTCAAAATGATTATGTAAAACACCTTGGTATAATTTACAAAAAAACATCTAGTGGAACTCTGACTTCAACTACTGCGCCAGCATCTGCTACATCTGATTTCACAGAACAAAACTTAACTCAAGAGCCAGACAATTTTAAAATTGCAATTAACAATGCAAGATATGCCGCAGGTAGTTTTGGGTCTGCTGAAATAACGCAAACTTTCACAGTATCAGCGGTTTATCAAGGAACAACTGATTTAAAAGACGAATCATAAATTTTATATAAACGGAGGAAATTAATTATGTGTACTATTACAGTTAGAGGTTCATTCACCGAATCCGATTGGGGAATCGGTCAAGATGAAGCTGGTTTTACAGCCATGACTTCAATCAGTCTTACTGAGAGAACAGAAAAAGCAGAAGGTAAAAACTCAAAAGGTTGTGTAGTTGCAATCGCATACTACAATAAAACATCAGAAGTTACCATAGAAGGTTTAGGTGACAACAAAAAGAGTGCTGGTGATACACTTAGCGTTAGCTCAGTATCTCCTGATAATGCAAACCTGTATGTTGATGAGTCTACAGTTGAGTTCTCAAACGAGGATTGGGTAAAGACTTCTATAAAAGCGACAGGCTACGAAAACATTTAAAGCTTAAACACATAGTCGCCCTTTTGTGGCGCAAATAATCCTTTCATCATGGAAGACAATTCTAGTAAAAATTCTAGCAAAGAAGGAGTCTCTAAAGGAGATTCCTTTTTTCGTACAGCAAACACTAATTTAGCAGTAGCAATGCTAACTGTTGGTTTTACTCCTGCAAAAAATAACCCGATTGTTCGTAATGTTAATAAAGGTGGAGAAACAGTATTTTATAATTTATCCACACGTTCAGTAGATGGAAAATATGAAAGCCTGCAATGCCATAAAGCATGGAAAGATGGCACAAAACATATAGAGGAAAATCAAGATGACCCATTTGCTGTAGCAATGGCTACATTGATGAATCTAAAAGAGTTTAATAACTTGATTAATAAAAAAGCTAGAATATTTGAATACAAACTTGATAATGGCCCAACAGTTTGGGTCGGAGAGGGTACAAAAAAACAAAAAGTTCTTGAAGCTAAATACGGAAATAAAAGAAAGATATAAAAATGAGTGAAGAAAATGATGTAATAAATGAAATAGAATCGCTAGATGCTGCCCTTCAAGGGGACACAGAAGAAGCAAAAAAAATAGATTCATCTGTTAAAACGGCAGCCCTAGGCGGAACAAAAAAATTTGGCGAATTAAATTTACGACCAGTAACGTTATCAACGTTAGCTATTTTGGAAAAACTAAAATCTCCATTAGTCACGGGCGAACAAGCGGGAAATAATGTACTGGAGGCTTTAATTTTTTTATGGATTCAAAGCCAAGATAGAAAAACTGTGACTGCAGCTTGTTTGACATCAGAAATAGATTCTAGAATAAACATTGAAGCATCAGCATTAGAGCTAGGTGATGAGCTAGGATTGGATGACATGGAAGATTTAGTTGAAATCGTTACCTCTATGATGAATGAATCTCAAGCAACTAAAGTAGCTGCAATACCGAGCGATGAGGGCGCTCAACACAAAAAGAAATCAAAAAACAAATAGAGCCACCGTATTTAATTTCGTTACTAGGGGCAGTATCGAAAGCATGCGGATTAACGGCTCAACAGGTTTTCTGGGACATGCCCTTAATTCTAGTAAATGCTTGGGAGCATTATGCTTACAGGACTAACGGAATTGACACAAAGAGTGCATACAATAATAATAAAATAGGGAATTTGGAGGGACTAGGAGCATTAGATTATTTAAACACTTTGGACTAAAATGGCATCATCAGATTATTTACTTAAATTTAAAGGGGATAGTAGTGGATTTAATCGCTCAATAACTAGTGTTCAATCCAAGCTAACAAATTTATCAAAAACGGCTAGTAGAACATTAACGCCTTACAATCGTGATGCAAATGCAGCTGTTCCCGCTACATATAATTTAACTAGAGCAATAGCAAAGCTCCAAAACAGAATGAGCGGGATGCGCGCTTCTGGAACAAAAGTAGCAACAACTTTTAATAGAATAGTTACAGCGATGGCTGGAGTTGGAACTACTATTGTTTTATTCAGAACAGCGGCTCAAGCAGTAGTCAGATTTGAAAAATCAATGGCTGAAGTTGCCGCAATAACAAATGCTAATGCGCGAGCATTTTCAATGATGTCCCGTGAAGCGCAAAAGCTTGGAGCTACAACAATGTTTTCGGGGCAACAAGCCGCCCAAGGACTAAAGTTTTTAGCTATGGCGGGATTATCTGCATCGGAAGCTACGAAATCTTTAAGAGCAACTTTAAATTTGGCGCAAGCTGGAGCAATTGATTTAGGAACTGCGGCTGATATTGCAACGAACATAATGACCGCATTTAAGCTTGAGGCTGGCGACCTGACAGATGTAGTTGATGATATAGCAACAACAGCTTCTAGGTCGAATACGAGCATTCAACAGCTAGGTGATGCCATGAAGTATGTATCAGCATCAGCGGCATCATACGGAATAAGCTTACAAGAGAGTGCCGCTGCTATTGGTGTTTTATCTGATGCTGGCATGCAAGCAAGTATGGCTGGTACAGGATTCAGGCAAGTACTAGTTAGGATAGCTGGGCAATCAGCCGCCATGAGGCAAGGTATGCAAGCCCTTGGTATATCATTTTCTGAGATAAATCCAGAGGTACATAGCTTACAGCAAATTTTAGAAAGGTTTTCACAAACAAGTGTAACTGCTACTCAAGTGAGTACAATGTTTGGAGCAAGAGCCGCAAATGCTTTCAACATATTGCTTTCGGGTAAAGAAAAACTTGCTTCATTGACTACAGAAATGCAGAACAATAATGGAGTTGCACAGCAAATGGCTGATGTGATGGGAAACAGTTTATTTGGTCAGTTGAAAAAAGTTCAATCTGCATATGAAGATTTATTTATTACTCAATACAAGCAAGGAGAAGTCGCTGCATTTATTGGTGAAAAAATTCAATTTATTGCAGATACATTTAATTATTTATCAGGAAAACTAAGCGTATATGATGAGGCGGCTAGTGGAGCAACTTTATTTGGAGATTCAATAAGTGAAACCTATCAAAAGGTGGAAGGTTTTGTTAGTACAATTGAAAGAATTGGTGAATCGTTAATTACTTTAATTAAAATTTTCGTAGGATTCAAAGTAGCGGGATTAGCCGTAGCGGCATTTACTGCCCTTAAGACTGCAATGGCTCCAGTCGGCCTAGGTATTAAAAAAATAACAAAAGATACTTATAGTTACATAACTGCAACTCTAGCGAAAAGGAGAGCAGTAAAGGCAGTAACTACTGGCAATAAACTTTATGCAGCGCAATTAGCGACTCAAAATGTAGCCCTGAAGAAAAGCAGCGCGTCTATTGCATTCAATAGTTTAGCAATGCAAGGTGGAGCAATAAGGACTAAATTATTTGGTTCTGCGGTTCTCTCTTCTTCACTTAAAGTACGTGGACTATCTATAAGCTTGTTTGGTTTGCAGCGAGGTGCAAAAGTAGCTAGCGTAGCCATAAAGGTATTAAATGCATCAGTAGGCGCACTTGCGGTAGTCTCGCGCGTTGCAGCAACCGCCGTAAAAACTCTTACTAGAGCTGTTGGGGTTCTTTTTACACCTTTACTTATTCTTATGGCAGTAGTTGAGGGTATAGCATTAGTTTGGGATTTATTTGTATCTGACAGCTCAGAAGGAACGCAAAAATTAGGCAAAGAAGTAGGAAAACTTGAAGACGAAGTTTCTCAATTGAAAAACACTCTTGATTCCGAAGAAATGCAAATAGATGTTAAGAAAAATTTAGATGGCAACTTTGAGAAAACAACAGATAGGCAAGGTTTGCCGATAGGGGATAATGCACCAGTTAAAGCATTTAAAGATTTAAGAACAGAAGTTGATAAAATAAGGTTGCAGGGTGCATTAGCCCAACAATTAAGTAAAGCTGGTGACCTTGCTGAAAGATTAAAAGCTTCTTTAAAGGAGGCATATGAATTAGATGACCAAGATGCAATAGACTCATTGATTCAACAAAGAAACGCAAATCAAGAAATTATTAACCAACTTCAAGAGAAACAAAAATTTATTAATGAAAATGCTGACGCATATATTGCTCAGGTAGAGGCTGTAAATAATTTAAAAGGAGCAACACAAGCATTAAATGATGCATCTAAGAAATACGCAACTGAAGCGGCAGAGCTAGGTGATTCAGTCCAAGGTTCATATTTAATGCAATTAGATGCAGTTGAAAAATTAAAATTATCTGTATTTGATTTAATGGATGCAGAAACACAAAGGCAAAAACAGATAGCTGATAAAGCGGTTCAAAAATATGAAGATAGTGCAACCGCAAATAGAGCAGAAGCAAATCAGATTAGAAATTCTGTAAATTTTGACGAGGATAATACGCTAGGAAGAAGAGCTAGAGAGCTAGAAGAACAAGCAGAAAGAGATGATGTAAATGCGGCTAGAATGAGACGGAAGAGTAATAGGCTAGATTACGCAGGCCCCGTGAGCGGTCAAATCGAGGGAGACCCAGAACAAAAGCAAGGTCGCCAATTATCCTCCGAACAGCAAGCCGCAGTTTACGGAATGAAGGATGAAGTAAACCAACTAGCGAAAGATGTTTTACAGTTTGAAGGTAATGTAGATTTTGATGACGATATATCAGAAAAATATGGAGACTTAATGGAAAGGCTTCAGGCTCAAGGAATAAATACAGGGATAGGTGAAGGATTTGGGGAAAATGATGAGTCCAATGAGGCAATAATGGAAAGAATTAGAGCTACTCAAAATTTAATAAAATTAACAGAAGATTTAAATATAGCTCAAAGAATGGCGGACGCTCTAGAAAAACAATCAAATGCAGATTTAACTGGTGGTAAAACTACAGAAATAGAAAAAGAAATAGAGGCATTGCAGGAAGTAATTAATTTACGAAATCGATTAAGAGAAATAGAAAAAACAAACCAAGATTATGCTGCAGCTACAGCCCAAGGCACAACCGTACGTGGAGAATCTATAGGAGAAGACAGCGGTACAAAAGAAGATGCAAACAACCCATTTAAGGGGAAAACAGGTGGTAGCAGAGCATTAACAAGAACTTCACGCTCTGATAATTCAGCACTTGGAGAGGAAGCGGTATTTCTAGATGGTGGAAGTTTTACGGAAAACTTACCCACGTTGACCGAGTTTTTCTCAAAAGCTCAAACAGATTATGGCTCTCAGCGTGCGCAAAATAGGGAAGGAATAGACACAAGAATTGGACGGCAAGAGGAGAAAGTAAGACTTAGTAAAGAAAAGATTACAGACATGGAAGGGAAATTTTCCCAAGATTCCCTCATAGGCAACTCAAATGTCGCGCAAGTTTACCAAAATAATCAAAGAAATTTCAAAGAAGATAATGCCGAATTACAATCTCTTAAAAAACAGAGAGAAAACATGGGTGGATTCACCACTACTGGCTCAAATTATGACGATGGAGTAGCAAAAAGAGGGACAACTAACTTACTTGCAAATTTCCAAAAGGCTTTTGCTGGTACGGAAATTATGGACAAGACCTTCAAGACTGAAGATGGGACAGAAAAAAGCCTTGGAGATTTATCACCTACTGATATACAAAATGCAACTCAAGAAGAGAGAACAGCACTAGATGTACAGTTATTGCAAACGGCAAATGATTTTATATCGAAAATGACTAAAGAAGCTAGAGAAGAAGAGCTTGTAAGAAAAAAAATAAATGGTTTATTACAGCAGGCAACGAATAAAGAAGCGGAGCTAATAGCAAAACAATTAAAGTCAAAAACGGAAGCAAAACTTGCGGCTGATGAAGAGCAAAGAAGATTAAAGATACTCGCCCTTCAGGCACAGATAATGGATGTAATAAATGCAAAGGCAAAACTTGTAGAGCAAGGAGCACCTGACCCACAAGACAAGAAAGGAGTTGCGCAATACAAGCAGAGCATGGGAGTGCTAGATGACCAGCAAAAAGATATACAAAGTGAAATAAAGATTATTCAAGCAGAAGCGGGAGCAGAAAAATCAGAAGCAACTAGAGGGCTTGACGGAGCAGATAAAAGAATAGCAGACGAAATTTCCAAAATTAGAGCCGAAGGAGGAACTAATGAAGATATAAACCTAAAAATAGGTCAAATATTAGCAAACGAGTTTTCGAAAATTTCTGCAAATATAGATAAGGAAGGAGATGTTGCCAAAGACAAAGAAATGGCAAATGAAAACCTTGGTAACGCAGAAAGAGAGAAAAAATTGCAAGACAATAGAATCAAGGAAGAAGCAAGACAAAGAAAAGAAAGAGCTAACGAAGCAATGAAAATTGCTGGAAATGTAGCGGAGGGCGAAACAAAAGGACAAGCTGGAGTATCTTCATTGGCAGCCATAGGAGGAGGAGGAGGCGTTGGAGCAGGAGGCAATATAGAAGATAAGCAATTAGAGGTTCAGCAACAAGCCCGTGATGTATTAATCACTATGCTTAAGGTTCTCCAGACACCAAAGGAATTTGAAGGTAAAAATGAAGCTTTAAATGTAATGATGAACAAGCTCGATAATAAAGAGCTTAATGTCATGCTTCAGGGATTCAATAAACTCACCGAAAACGCCAAAAATCCAAATTTGAATAAAGCACAAAGAGAAGGATTAAGGGGTCAAGCACAAGCTTTATTAGATGGGTTTGGAATGAAAGCAGATAAAAGAAATTTCAATCCAGAGGGGAATTTTCTCGCAGACAAAGCGGGATTAAATGAAAAAGCCGCAGCTCCTGTAGGAGTAATGCAAGGAATCAAAACTGCAATAAAGCCGATAGCTCCAAATGCTGGAGCGCAACCATTGGCAGCTGCCCCTACTCCTATGGAGGTAAATACAGCATCAATGGTAGCCGCACTTCAAGGAAATCAATCAATTCTGCAAACAATTGCCAAGAACACATCTAGCTTAAATGGCATGCAACCTATTGCGGTTAATTCTTCTGGTGGAGGTACAGCATGAGTCAAATAAAAATACATGGTGATGATGCTTTTGAGACTGTTGGTTCAACTATTACATATGGAATGAATGGGGTTGAGGGAGCGACAGGAAAGTATCTACTAGGTGCTGAAACTTATACTTTGGAATCTGCTTCATCTTGGGCTTTAGACCAGCTAGGAGAATCTCACGGAAATTACGACCATTTGCGATGCGTTAATGTAAATGCAACAAATCAAGGCCCATTTATTGAAGTCACATTTGTTTACCGAGGAATAGGAGACACAAGTGGTACTGCACTTTCTATCACGGCAGGCCTGTCCACGGAGCCAATAGACACCCATAAAGATTTTGAGGATTTTGCTGGGACGAGCGAGGAGCCTAAGAATGGGGCAATATTTAATGACGATGGTACATTCAAAGGTTTTGATACAAACTCTGGCAACTGTCCCCAAGAAGAAGAAATCATGAAAGCGGGAGTTAAATCCTATTTAAGTCCTTCAGTAATAGTAGAGGCGCAAACTTACATCGACAAGGGTGGGTATGTAGACTTGAACGAGGTAGGTGAAATTGCAAGTAGTATACCCGCCCACAAACCCGCAGGCGCAAATTCAAGTGGAGGAAAACCATCTTTTTCTAGTCGTGATTGGTTGATTATAGGAAGTTCATTAGAACCAATTGGTAAGCAAATGATTGTTAAGAAGAAATACAGACTAAGCGGTAAAGATAAATGGAATAAGGATATATACGAATGAGTTCTCAAGATGATTACGGAGGTGGTGGTAGTACTACAACATCAACCACCCCAGCGCCATTTAACCCAGATAATGAAATTCCTTCATCATTTGATAGAAATTGCCCGCCAAACTCACCTTGCTCTAGTACTTTTCAAGCAGAAGACTATTCAGGCCCAGACGAAGTGCATTTGTCGGGGCTTTCTTTCACGAATGCCACATACACATCAGTTGACCAATCTGGTGGAATTTACAAAGCAAACGGAAGGCGTGCATATCGAAGAAAAACTTGGTCAACTTATGTAGAAAAAAGAGGTTGGATTTATTTTGATACAAAATCTGCATGCTGGAGGTTTTCAGTAGATGGAACAGAAAGCAGTCCGAACTCAAAAGAATATGATTGCGTTGAATATAGCGACACGGAAGGAAACTCAATAGGTTGCAAAATTGAAGGCATAAGAATAAATCAAGATAATAGAAATTGCACTCTAAATGGGTTGTATATAATGCCAGACTGCGGAGGGTCTAGTTCGCCAGTAGGAGATTGGTATTGCCCTGTGGTCAGTCTTTTAGAGCAGGAAGCAGACCCTGTTTTAACATGTGAATCAGGCCCAAGACCATTTAGCAGTTACACTCAAGTTGGTGGCTTGTTAAATTTAACTTCAGCAGCAAGTTGTGTAGGAAGTTATAAGATAGTTGGAGATGAAGACGGAATTTGTAAATTTACATATTTATCTCCCACTCCAAATAAAGAAACAGATGCAGAATTAAAAACTGTTAAAATAAAATTAAACGAAGACAACACATGTACTTTTGGTTTTGGTGAACCAACACCTACGCAATTAAAAGTTGGAGACTCACATTCATTTTTTGTTATAAATGGGAAAAACAAATTTAATTGTAAATTTACATATCTAGAGCAAGGTAGTGCTATTGCTCAAATGGCAAATACTGATGGAGAATTAACATTCCAAGGAAGCATTGGTAATGAAGAAGAAACCGTTGGAGGTTCTTTTAGCTGTGACACAAATAGAATTTATCCAAAAGACAGATATATATGTAAAGAAGGTGATGGCACAAGTTTAGCAAGTGGCTTTCATAAATCCACACATAATCCATTTTCTTATGCTCTTTTTAAGACTGCGACTATCACAACAATTGAAGGCGGCTTTGAAATAGTAGATGTAGCTTATGAGGGAGTAGTCGAAGCTGAATTCACAAAAATATCAATAAACACTACAACAGTTACAGACCCAATAGATACACATGAAAATTTCTGCTCGTTTGCAGGAAGTAAAGGTGATGAAAAAAATGGAGCAATATTTAATGATGATAATTCATTTAAAGCTTTTGAGCTTGTTTATGAGGACGAGCGAAACGAGTTTGCAGGAGTTAAGTCGTATCTTAACCCATCACTTGAAGTTACTGAAGTTCGTGAGTATTCGTCCGTGACGTTTAGTGACGTAGAAAGAATAGGAACAATTTGCAAACCAAGAAAAGATAGTGTTACAAATCTTGATGTAAATCATAAGAAAAGGGGAAGCGCATCTTTTTTATGTACTGGTGTAAAATGGCAAGCGTTTGGCACAGGATGCATAGCAACTTCCACATATAGATTAAGTGGTAAAAATGGTTGGGATAAAGATATATATGAAAGAGGGTAATTATGTCTAAGATAAGAGGCCCAAGATTTCAAATTCAGGGAATGCCTGAAATTGCAAATGCAATGAATGAAATTGTTGAATGGGTAGAACAAATGCCAAAACCCAAAATAGTTACTGCTGGGCCAAATATTTTAGTGCGCGAAGATGACACATCAATTTCCATAGAGGGGGCCCCCGCAGGAGAATCAGGCGGAGGAACAGAAGCATGTGTATTTAAATTAATTCTGGAAAATGACGGAGATGAAAACAAGAAAGTTACCGCATCTGCATTCACAGTTAATGGATTATTACCAGACAACTTAGATGATATTGGAAGCGTTTCCAATGAAGGTACATACTATGTAGTACTAAATGCAGGCTCCTCTCAATCTGGAATTACTGAATTAAGTTATGCTATTGAAGAAGAGTTCAGTCTAGAGCCTCAGTACAAAGAAAATTTACCCCCAACTAGCATAAAAATATTAGCAGCCGTAATACAGAACGCAAATTATACCCCAGCTTTATGTGCCCCTATTTTTATGTCTCCAGCAATTGCATACACAGATATGGATGCAAACAAAACATATTATTATTGGTCAATTAATCAATCTGAGATTTATATTACTTAATAATAGCTATGAATCCAATTTTACCGTTAGATGGAATTGCCGCGCGGATATTTATGCCATTCGCTCATTATTGCAATAAAGAGCATGCACAAAGTTTTTCCGCAAGTGGCACTAGTTCGCAAGTTCACGAGAATACATATTCAAGTTCAAACAAGATTACATATAATAATTTTACAGGCGAGTCTAGTAAGTCCTCTTCGTATGGAAATACTTATGTTACAGGTTATACATTTAGCCAATCTGGAACAAAGTGGAGTATCGAAAGGAATACAAGTGTAACGGGAAGAACGATAAGTGGGTTCACGAATACAAATAAGCAAAGTGACTCGATTGCGGGGTCTGTAGATGTGCGCATTGGCGGTGGAGATACTACATATAGGCGCACTAATGGTTATTCATATAAGGCAATAAATTGTAGATATACTGCTGCTTCCAATACGCAATATAATGACAAAGCGATTGTTTTTCCAGACCCTGATGGTGACGCAGGTTGGGTAGATGTAGGAGTAGATGGTTACGGAGACGAAGAGCATATAAATTCTGCCTGCACGGATACAAGAATTCAGATTTACAATTTATGGATGTCTTTCATTCCACTTCGAATGATGACTTCAGGAGAAGGCGTAAGCAAATATATGGCAACTTACACTAGTGAGGCAAGCTCAACATCTTTTGATGCTGACGGAAATTCAGTTTCGGAAACATTTTCTTCGGTTATTCCAAAAACTTCAACACGGACTTGTAAAGTTGATGTACCTTGTATAACTACAACAGAAGGAGCATGGCCCTTAATGTGGCAACATGGCTTTATTAGAGAATATGCTTGGGATGGTAATTTCAAGAGACAATATGGGTGGGATTATGAAGCGGGTGGATATTATACACACAAGTATCCAGTAATTCCCGCAGAAAACCTATTTAAATATATGGGTTTACAGACAGAACTCAGGACAACCAACTCAAGGTATAGTTTACTTGCTGACAAGAGAGAATTAATAAAATCAGACGCTCCTATTGTCACAGATTATTATTTAGTAGGGACGATGGTTTTCGGACATCCTGATGGTAAGACAACATTTAGGCCATCTGGTTACAAGACAACGATTAGAACTAGCGAATCAGCCAATACAATGACATATGTCTCATATGGTGCTTCAGGTTCCTTCACTACCAAAACATTCCATTTAGTTCCCACTTGGGTATCGGATGGAATAAGGCAAATTAATCCCAAGCAGCATACAAGCATACAAAACACAACATATGTGGGTACATTTAGAAAGTTTCCCGACAAAGATGGCAATGTGGGTGATTATACTCCTAGGGTAACTATATTCACGGCAGATGATTTCAAAATAACAGAAAATATTCAAGAGGAGCCTCCAACCCCAGAATGGAAAACCGAAGGTTGGACTAGTTGGCAATTTTCATTTACGAATGTGTATTGGATGAGTGTAAGCAATACAAATTCTATTGATATTGGGGGCGAAAAAGTTGAATTCCCAATACGCTTAAGTACTACAACAGTTCAATTTACAAATAACTTTTGGTCAAATGCAGATAATATGGCATATGATGCTCAATCTCCTGTAACAGATACAATGACAACAAAGTATACAGCCAAAACCGAAAGTTCATGGACTGATGGTCGGACTGGGGAGTACAAAAACGGTTCCACAAATAGACATAGTGAATTAGGAGCAAAAGAAGACTACGTCATTATTAATGCTTATAATGTAAACGCGCATGGCTATGACCAAGAAAGGCTTGAGCGCATGAATAATATTGATGTTGGAGTAATATCAAGAGTACTCAGGGGACAGCTAGACACAAAAATAGGATTCGCTAATGCCGCTGGACATTTTGAGCCTAAAGACCCAGAGAATGCTGATTTAAATCAAATTGGTGCAACATCTAATATAAAAAATGCGGCTTATCCCTTTGAGCTAATTGGAGCAAATTTGGGACGCTATCCATTGACTAAGCTAGGAGGTTTACAAACAAGGGTTGGAGACGCATATATAGCTAACTTTAACGGAACTAGCAATAAGGTTTATGTGGGCTATTCCTCTAACACAAGCACAAATTCTACCATTCAAGGAACAGACAAAACCGAAGAAAATATTGTTGCAATTTCTTCAACAGGCCCATTAAGGCAGCAATATTCTGGTTCAATTAGAAGTAATGCGAAATTATTTTACCAGCGCTCCACTTACAAATATGTAGTAAGCGAATCACTCGATAACGGGGCAACTTCAGGCAAAAAATATTGGCATGCTTTTTCATCAAGAAGCAATATTGAACAAGCTGTGTTTTCGAGAAAGGAAAATAAATTTTGGGAAATTAAATACACAGACGATTCAATTGGAAGAACAACAAGAGATAGCGAAGAATCTGCATTCATTATAGATACTCCAATTCAGTTAGGCTCTACTGCTTTACAAAAAAAAATATCACAAGCAATAATTGCCGACAATCAAAACAAGCCCTTAATTGAAATAGCAGCAAATGAAAGAAATGAATTTTGCCAAGATGCTCCTTATGATTTTATTCACAATGTAAATGGGTCTTGGCATTTTTACGGGAATTATAACTGGGAAAATGACCATTCCAATGACCTTTTTGCGTTAAAAAAAGTAAATGTTATACAAAATGCCATGAGAGGGCGGAATAAAATCAACTTCAACTATCGCAATTATGGCTACAATCAAATTGCCCGTGCATTAGCCCAGCAATACATACCTAATGTTTTAGGAGGAGTTAATGCACTAGGGGAAGCTGACACATATTTTTTAATGGGAGATTACTGTTCATCAACTGCTACAATTATAGAGCAAGATGAAGATGGCATAACTAGCGCTAAACAAACTATAATTCCTTATGAGGGAGTTACTTATTCTAACAAAACTTTGTGTTTTTTATCGGCAAATAAACACACTTATTCTTTACATACATCCACTAAAACAAAGCATTATATGCCGTGGAGTCCCGTAAGCCCTGCATATTTTGGTTATCGATGGCACGACCCAGTCGTTTTCGCAGTTGGTAATAATGGCTATGTTGGAGACATAAACTGGTGGAATAATCGTAATTCTATCGCTTTGATGGGTTTATATGCAGATGATGCCGTGGCGGCCAATAGGGGTCTTTATGGCTTATTCGGAGACTACAACACTTTTAATCCAATAATTGTAAAGGGGACAGGTTATGCGCCAACAATTGATGCAAATATATCGTTAGAAAACTGGGGTCTTCCAGTTGGAGCAACTTCTGCTTCTAGAACACAGAGGGACTTTTATGACAATGATGGAAATCCTAACGGGACTGGAATGATTAGCACGATAGTTGTAGTAACCAAAAAAGGCGAAGCCCCAAGCAAAGAAAATACGTCAGGTAATGAACCTGAGTATGTTGGTCTTGACGAATACATTGAGGACACTATATACAAGAATCATGAAGACCGAGTTTTAATATTATAATACTTATGTTTATAGCAGCCACATATGCAACTAAAAGATATGCCTATGCTTTGCCTAACTTCGGAAGAAGATTAAGCGCCGCGTTAGCAAGTTCAAATGAAACTGGATTATTTATTATGGTTGCTGACGAAAGTGATGAAATTAAGCAACTTTCTGATAAATGGATAAAAGATATTTTACCAAATGGATGGGATTACGAATTAATTCAACTACCACTTAATGATAATTTAAAAAATTATAAAGAAGATGCTCAATTATTAATTGCTCAAATGCAGGGAGCTGCAATGACGAGAGCAAGGCAATTAAGGGCATCATATTTTCTTAGTCTTGAAAGCGATGTGCTAGTTCCACCAAATGCAATTACAGTCGCAATGGACTGCATACATTTTGATAACAACTACTATGATATAGCAATGTGTTCATACCCATCACAAGGCGGTGGCTCATTCTTAGGCGGTAGGGGAACTCAATATAGACATATTGAGGAAGATATAGATATAGAAGAGAGGGATTTACCAAAAGAATTAGTAAAAGAAATAAAAGATAGTGAAAAAGTAAAACCAGAAAAAAGATTAAAAGAATGGTATGAGAATCGCGCAGAATTAATTAAAAAAACACAAGAATATCCACCAAAAGGCAATGTCTATGAGTTGAATGCAAAAAAATGGAAAAAAAGAGGGTGGATGGATTTTGCTTACCCAGCCATAGGTAAAGGTGCAATTGTACCAACAGATTGGGTTGGAATGGGATGTACATTACTTTCAGAAAAAGCACTTCAGCTTGCCCATTTTGATGGCTATGAAGGGTACGGAACACAAGATTTATATCTTTGCTGGCATAGGTGGAAACCAGCAGGAATTAACATGTGTGTTACAACGCATGCAATATGCGACCATGTAATTAGACAGCGCGGAGAAGGCGACAGTCAAATATGGGAAGATTTTATAGTAATAAATGCATGCCATGAGCTTGATGGAGAGTACGAAGGGCATTTAAGGCAAAGACCATCAAAGCTTTACACTTTTGAAGCAGGAGAAAAACCCCATAAGAATAAAGAAATTAAGGAAAATCCCAAAAATAAACAAAAAATTAAAGAGAAAGAAGATTAGATACAAATTGACTATATTGCTAAAATATATTGATTTGTATATATGGCGTTACAGGATAGAACTTTAAATTTCAATCTCACACAGCAATTAAATAGAACTTTGCTAAAAAGTGCAGACTCTACAGCGCGTTTAAATTTTGCAGTTTTTGTACAGGGTGATAAAATCCCAGTTAATTTAAGATTTTTACTAGAGGGTGAATCCGAACTTGAAGATGTTGTAATTGGAGAGGAAATAATAGAAATATGTGCCAGATGGAAGCTCACAAATAAGGAATTATTTTCTCCCGCACTAGCAAGTATTGAATCTCATGGGGTAGGAATCAATGACAATAATAGCTTGTTTGGAGGAATAGATTTAAGTAACGACCCCCAAGGAGTTAATTATGTTAATGGGAATATTTATGCAATTACTCAAGGGGGTGTTGATTTAGGCGGAAGATTAACTGCAACAAGTGTTGACGCACAGGGGAGGCTACTAAAGGGAACTATAACCGCAAAAGGATTGAATTATGATAGTTCAAAACCAATATCAATAGAAAATCCCGTTGGCGACCCACTTCCTAATAATAATCAAACATTAACAAAATCTTTTGCCAGCGGTGATAGTTTTACTGATATAGATTTTATGAAAAATGCTTTGTTTGATATAGATGTAAACATAGACTCTAATACGACAGGTGCATTATTTCAAATGGGGCATGGAGAAAAAAGAAACACCGAGTATGGGGATATGTCGGCAAACTATTATCATAATGGATATATATCAAATTCAATTATGAACGTTGATACCAATGGTGGTATCGCAGGATGGACTGTTGGCAGCTTGATAGATATTACCAATCAAACTCTTGCACAGAACACAGGAATAGAAATAACGAATCCTTCGGGTAATCAATATATGCAAACTAATTTCCAAGCCCCTTTAAATGGAGCTGGTTTTTATGATTTGCATTTAGGTGATTTCAACCAAGAGTCAATTGGTCAATACAATCAAAATTATTATTCTGGGTATAGTGGAGGAAGTTGGAGTCCATCATATATAGATGTTGAATTAAGTGATGACTACGGAATTACTTGGACTAATATGACGAGCATAGAGCTTAATAATGACACAGACCCTAGAATACTTCAAAATATTGAAATTGAAGTACCGCAATCATTAGCTTATGCAAATTCAATCAAGCTTGTTTGGCAACAAGGAGTAGGTTCAGACCCTAGTGATTATGTTCAGTTTAGCTCAATTGAATTATTTAAAAGAAAGGCAAACGCAGGATGGAATTGCAAAATTCCAGTAAATGGAAATTGCGATTTTGACCATTGGCATCATGTATTAACAAGAACTTCATCTCAGGATAATTTATTTAAATTAAATAATGTTAACTTTGGTGACGGAGATTACAGGCTTGAATTAATTGCAAATGAAATTGAAGCAGCTAGCGGTTCCGCAACAAGTACAGAAATCGATTTACTTGTACAAAAATCTTCCGTAGACATTCTTGATGCAAGATTTAAATCCAATAGATTAGGACATTATTACGATGGTGTAGATAGAAGTAGTGGAAATGCTAACTCAAACTATTCAGTCGAGCATCAAGGCGGTGGATTTTATAAATTTATAGGTAAGTTTACTGCTAATAGTGGAACAAGCACAGGAAATTTAAAAATAGGTATAGTAGACCAAGGTGCTAAACTAGGAATAGAAAGCTTAAAATTATTTAAAGATGACGGAAGTGAAACAGAGGTTGCAATAGATTCACTTGATAACTGGACATATGACTCTACTAATGGAACAAACTATCAACTGCTCAGGCTTCCAATTGGATATAATCATGTTGCGGGAAATCTAGGCGGCACATCTGAGTCTTCCGCACATATTACTCCTGCTTCAGCACGCATTGAATTGGGAATTGAGGCTACATCGCACGAATCAAATCCAAATTTCGGGCACAAGGAAGACGGAAATACATTTAATAAAAATAGTACATATGAAATAGAATACAAGTTGAGTAATGGAGCTGCAAACTCACTAGAGCTTAAAACAACTGCTGGTTTGATAGAATGGGAAGATGGAACTACAGCTGCTTCCTATACACCAACTTCATCAAATGGTATAAATAAAGTGTGTTTTAAGAGTTTATCTGCCCATGACTCCTTTTCTTTTAATTTAACTACCACCACCTCTGAGATTTCTTATTTTAAAATTTACAACACCACAAACGCATTAGTGCAACAAGCGGAGTATGCAGCTAAGTCTGCAACTACATACGATATTTATTATCGTGAATTATCAGGTCTTGATGTTTTAGGACACACACAAGATAGCGTTAAGCCGACAAAACAAAGAATTGCTACTGAGGTTGACATAAAGGCGGGAGAAACAGCCCTATTATTGCTTGCAAGTGGTGGTACATATGAAGACTCATATGGATACCCGCAGATTGCCTCAAGTAGCTTTATTAATGTTTTAGGTCATAGTAAAAAAATAGGATGGCATTATATTACCAGTATACAGAATTCAAACTATCCTTCTTATAATACGGGTGGATTCATGGGGCATGGAGCAAGAGTTACATCATTAACTGATATAGATAAAGTAGCTTTAGAGATAACTAATACATATTATACTAGGATTACAGATTTATACTTGATGACGTATGGAAGTAGATTCATGGCTAATTTCACTAGTTCAGGCAATCTTGATGTAACGCTTGGTCAAGGTGGGTCACTAAATTCTTCAGCTTCAACAACTTTATCAATACCGATGGCCTCCAATCAAATATTAAATGGCGATATTACTTTGTCATTTTTTATAGATTATGACAACTATACATTATATCTATATGCAAATGGAACTCTTTTGGGTGAGTCAAAAATTACAGATAGATTCTT